ATTTTTATTACTTGTATCTATTGTAATGGTACTGGCGAAAGAGAAGAAGATGTTAATAAACTTATGGTAGAGGCTTCGATCACTTTGTTCATTAATAAACATCTAATGGTTGACAAATGCAAAGAGTGTGCTAAATTAGAAAAGGGTGATGGATATGTTTACTGTAAAGTTGTAAATGACCGCTACAGAACTTTGCTTGAAGAATATATTGCTGCTGGGCGGAAAATAGAGATGGCGACGTGTAGCGAATGTATGGGCATGGGAACATTCTCAAGTTTTGATATGACAACTCAAAAGTATTTAACTCAAGAAGAATATGAACGAAAAAAAAGAAAATTAAAAATAAACAAAGAATTAAAATGACTAAATTAACACAAGAAGAAAGATTTGTTATTTTTTGGCTCTACAATAGAATAGCAGAAAGGATGCTTCCTAATCCTATTAAGGGTGGAGATAATGATATTATTGTTGATGGAATTAACGTAAACGAAACGGTCAAGGAATTACTACAAGATAGGTTGTTTGTATGAAACAATCAGATTTTAACAAACTAAAAAAGATTCGAGAACTTCTTAAAGAAGCATATGACCATTATTTCGAATATTCTGATGGGCATTGTAAAAGTAGTGAAGGGCATATTTCACTAGATTTTGGTAACTACTGGGAGGATAAAAGTTGTGAACTAAACATTACTGGAGTAAATATTTATTCTTATGTTCTTGGGTCATCTCGACTTCATTATTTTAAAGACCTTGACAACGCACTAGAGAGTGTGGTACAATGGCACAGGGATGAACTGAATACAGACTACAACGAATACGGAGAGACAGTATAATGAAAGACCGTTTTAATCTAGAAGAAGAGATTAGCCAGTTATACAACTTTGCTGAACAGTTAGGTTCTTTGAGCGAAGGTATTCTGGAGCATAATCTGACCAATGATGAAACCGTTAATGCCCTAGAGGGACTCAAGGTTTTGCTGTCAGTCCACGCTAATAAGTTGAGCGATACTATGAGCCAGTGTTTTAAACTGGATGGTTACAAGGAATCTCTGATTGAAACCGAGGATTATCTATGAACAATAAAATGGATCGACAAATTATTAATTTTATGAATGAGGTTGGATGGTATATTAGTATGGAATATAGTACAGAATATACTAAGTTATGGCATGACAAAGATTTTCTTAATAATACTTTGTACGATTTTATCGGTAGTTATTACATGGGTGGTAGTACAGTACCAGATACCGCACGATATGTGGTAGAATTAACTCTAATGAAAAAATTAGGAACAGCATAGTTATCATGAATCATGATACTCTGCCTATTTATGGTTCAGAAATAAATGATGGGGTACAAGCACCGTTTGCAGATTTATACCTTGATCTTTTCCCCGAACAATATGATATAGAATGACTACTTATAATGAATATATCGAATTAGTCAATCAGACATATAATACTTTTAACTGGCGATATGGACAAACTGTAATGAATGTTTTACACGCTGTTTGGCCCGGTAAATATAATACCCTTGTTAACACAGAGCATGACTGCTATTATGAAGAAACCAAGGTCAAAAATACCCTACTTCTTCTAAGCAAGGAATGGTCGGATAATGCTACAGTGTAAACAACAGCCCTATAATAGCATTTGGATTTGGGCAGATTCTCAAAATGAGTTAGGTTTAACGTTCATGAGATTCCAAGAGCATTATGAAAGTGCCAACAAAAAGTTTCGTAACAATATTTTTACTGTTGGTCAATTAAGAAGTTGGTATAGTGAAACATACGGAAGTAATAGTTATCATACTCACTGGGTAGGATTTAATTTTCCCAGTAAAGTTCTTAGACCTTTTAAGGATGGTTTATTTGACCCGTTAACAGATGAAGAACAAGGACTACTACATCTTTTACGATATAGAAATGATGACTTTTATATTATAGGATCTCAAACTGGTAATATATTAAGACACGAACTGTCTCATGCTTTGTATGCTAGCAATCCTAAATACAAGGAAGAGATAGACACTTTTCTAGATAGAAATAAGAAAAAACTAGCAAAGACTAACAAGTATATTCTAGATAAGGGTTACTGCAAAGATGTTATTTATGATGAAATACAAGCATATATAACGGATAACGACGATAATGATCTAATTAATATAACTTGTCCCAGTATTATTGCTGGAGTCAATAAAATCTTTAATAAGTACAATACATCAAAGGTTAAAAAATGAGTAATGACGATTATATTTGTGATGAAGAAAAAAGTTATAATGAGTGGGTCAAAAATAATATAAACTATATAAGTTCTAATAAGCAACACATTAGCGTTATGAAAAAACTTTATATGGATGGATTTGCCGCTGGTTATAGTTATAAACAAAAAATTTCCGCTGAAGAACAACTACAAAAATGAAAAATAATATACCACTAAAATATGCTTGTTTAGACAAGTTTGATACCGTTTATAACAATTGCGATCAAGAAGAAGTTAGACAACTCCTGTCTGATCTTAGAAGTTTAGTATATTATCAGATGAACGAAATCAAAAATCAAAGAATGGAAATTATTTCAGTTAAACATAAGGATGCTTGGAAACAATATGATAATTAGTGAAGTAAAAAAGTGGGCAAAGTCTCTAGGATATGATGCTGCTAAAAGCAAGGAAGATAATAAGTATTATTGGAAAAAATCCGATTCTGATAGTGTTGATGATTGTGGGATTGCTACTAGTGTCAGTAAACTTGCTAGACAAATATTTAACCATCATACAGACTATAAGTGGATAGATCATCAGAATGAATACGATAAGAATAAAGAAATTAAAAAGGCCAGTCTAAGTGACTACGGAACATAATATGAACGCAAAACTAATTAGTGTTACTCCAGACGCAGAACAAGTTATAGCCTATTGTGCCAGAGTTAGTAATCCTAACAATCAAGATAACGATAATTATACAAAACTATTAAAGTATTGTATAGATCATAAACATTGGAGTATTTTTGAGATGGCATTTTTAACTCTGGAAATTAATACCACCAGAGGACTTGCTGCTCAGATATTGCGTCATCGTAGTTTTACTTTTCAAGAATTTAGCCAAAGATATGCTGATACTAATCTTTTAGCGGAAAATATCCCATTATTTGAATTGCGTGGACAAGATAATAAAAATAGACAAAATAGCATCAACAATATAGATCATGAGACTATAGTAAAATGGAATACTAAAATTAGAGAACATTTTGCTAAAGCCAAATCATTATATGATGGTATGATATCTGAAGGTATTGCCAAGGAGTGTGCTAGATTTGTCTTACCGCTAGCAACCCCAACAAGACTTTATATGAGTGGATCAATAAGATCGTGGATTCATTATATTGATTTACGTTCTGGTTATGGTACTCAAAAAGAACATATGAATATAGCAAATGAGTGCAAGACGATTTTTATCGAACAGTTTCCTATCATTGGAGAAGCATTGGGGTGGAAAAATGAAAACGTTTAATGTGACCGCACAGGTTTATAGTAAGCAAGATATTTATAAGCAAACCATATTCATGAATGAGTTAGTTACGGCATTATGTGATACAGAGGCTAAAGAGACATTTGAACAAATTTACGGTAAAACACACAGTATTATTAAAATATACAGTGTTGAAGAAATTTCTCAAGTATCGTCTTGACACTGTACGATACTATGGTATAGTGTTGGTTTACGGAGGAACTCTATGAATAATCGACCGGGCCTTTGCTGTATTAGTCTCAAACTAAAAGAACAAGGTTTTAGTTTTCAGACTATGACTTTTAAAAGATTTTCCTCTTTGCCTCGTAGCGAAGCCATAGAAATTCTAGGGGGCAGAATTTTGAACAACCTTCAGGTAACTAATGAAACTATCAAGTTTTGCTCTGAAAACAACTGGGTATATCGTGTTTCATCAGATATATTTCCTCTTATAACTTATGATGAGGCTAATGTAAGTTTGGAAGATTTGCCTAATCATGATCTTATTCAAGACGAATTCGACAATATTGAACAAACTATTAAAGATACTGGAGTTCGTGTCTCAGCCCATCCATCAGAATACAACAGTTTATCTAGTCTTTCAGAAAAGGTAGTAGAAAAAACTATCACAGAACTTAATTTTTACAGTAGTTTCTTTGATAGAATTGGTTTGCCATCAAATACTAATTCTCCTATGAATTTTCATGTACATAACAATAATGGCACTAGACAAGAAATAGCCCAACGGTTTTATGCTAATTTCAAAAGACTAGATGAAAATTGCCAAGCCCGTATCACTATTGAAAATGATGACAAAATTAACTGCTGGAGTGTTAGAGAATTAGTAGATATTTTTCATCAAATTACTCGCATCCCAATAACTTTCGATTATCTGCATCACAAATGTCATCCTAACGGATTAACAGAATGTGAAGCAATAAATATATGTTATGATACTTGGCAAACTCGACCACTATTTCACTATAGCGAAAGTAGAGAAGGTAATAATCCAAGGGCTCATGCAGATTTTTCACAAAATTTATTTTACAACTATGGTTTAGAGTTTGATTATGATATGGAACTCAAACAAAAAGATTATGCTATATCAAATCATATAGAAAATATTAAAGGAGTAGTTGTATGAGTGGATGGCTAATTGCTTTATGTGGTCTTGTATATGCTTGGGTAAGTATAGAACAAGGATATAAAGGTAATGCTGGTATGTGTATTGCTTATGCGGGATATAGTTTCGCAAATATAGGTTTATATTTGTTAGCGAGTAAATAGGAGTTTACTATGGACGATTACTTAAAAAGGCCACAACCAAAAAAAATAAAGATGCCACCACTAGTTGACCGATCACAAACGTATGATACACTATCATTCGACAACGACACACTATACGAAACTTTTAAAACAATAGACAATGAAGATAATCCAGAAAACAATTCGCAAAGCATATCAGAATTGGAGTCCATGTAAGGAGATTCGTTGTTGGCATTATTGTGCTGCTTTTAATGGAACCAAGATGATTGGTTTCGCTCAGAATAATCCTATTAAAACCCATGCTGGTGCTTACAGAATTGGCGAAAATTTTAATCTGCCAAAGTATAAAGAATTTCCTTTTTATCATAGCGAGAGTCATTTGGTGAGTAAGTTGCTTGATTCTTATAACACCATTGATCCTTCTTGGACTATTGTTGTTATGCGTATTAATAGAAAAGGACTTATTCTAGGAAGCAAACCTTGTGAAAATTGTAATAAACTCTTGAAAGCAGTTGGTATAAATGATATTTTCTATAGTACAGATAATGGCGATTTTTGTGATAGTTTTGGTGATTTGGTTTTTAATGGTAACTTGACACTTCAAGAGTCCTTGGTATAATCCAAGTTTGGAGGCTATTATGAATTGTATTTATTGCAAAAATTGTGTGGGTATTGATAGGTATGAATTTCTGATTGAAACTAATCGTAAGATTATTTGTAAAGAATGTAGTGTAGAAAAAAGGGCTGTGGGCTACATGAATTTTGACCATAAAACAGCACCATCTCTTGTGATGGTTCCTAGTAATGCTAGGGAAACTATTCGTATTCTTGATAGAGCCAATAGGCGAGCGAGGTAATTATGAAGTGGATTGATCTTTTTCAGTTTCTTAATGAGCGAGCCAATGACTTTAAAAATCTTGGACAATTTGATTGGCAAGCACAGGTAAAAGTGTACGATAATCAGTATGGTGGTATTCATGATGCTGATTTGATCGAACTATATGAAGCAGATGGATCTAAGCAACTTTATATTAAAATAGAGGGCGAAACTAACTAATGGATATAGAAATTGAAAGTTTGCTATTCAAGATAGTAGAAAAACCTAAAAAGCATTTGATGACCAAAGTAATTAATCTGTGGGAAAATAGATATCGCGTTAATGTTTATATTGAGATAGAAGAAAATAATTTGACTAAAAGAAAAATTCATAGCAGTTATTTTTGTCACTATAATAGTGGTGTGCTAAATATACTTGATAGTGCGTCGTCTATAGAATTTTTAAAGAACCGTCCTTGACAAGACCGATCTATCTGGTATGCTTAGATTAGTTCGATTCAAACTTTAAACAGGAAACCTAAAGATGCCACGCGGAAAGAAGTCTTGTCCTTCATGTTCTTTTGAAACCGGCCCAAGAGCATACTCTTGTCCTAAATGTAACCATATTTTTGTTTTTAAGCCAAAGAGCAAAGAGGCTAAGAATACAAAGGTTATTGCCAAGGTTAATTGGCGTGAACTGGTAAAGGGTGACAGAATTAAGGTCGCGGGTGGCCCATATTTTTTCAGTAAGGGTGACTTTATTCCTATGGGTTATAGAGGTCGTTTTGTTGTTGATAGTGTTGATGAAAATGGTATTCTTGCTTGGGGCATTGACAGGCACTCTGGATTTTGTCACATTTATATGAACGGAGATATTCAGAATAAGGAAACAGGAGTATGGAAAACCAAGCATAAGTTGATGAAACTGAAGAGTAAGGAACAAACCGTATGAGTTTAACTCCAGAACAAAAAAGACAAATAAATAGACTAATAGACTATAGAGATCAAATAGTTGATTCTTTATTTCATATTGAAAGGATACTCAAGGAATATTTTCCAGAAGAATTTGATGTAGCATATCAGTATTATATTCCACAAATTACCACAGCATTGTATGAAGATAAAAAGTGGCTGCAAAGGGGAGAGTATACTATGCAGCAGACTATAAATAGGCTCTTGGATAAGGGTCAAAATTCAGATAATAAAGGTGTATCTAAATATATCTAATATTGGAGATTAAAAATAATGGAAGAAGAGGTTTATGCTATTCTTGATGTTGATGGCTATGTCTCTCAAATGAGACAAGCCGCTGCGGATAGCATTTCCGAAAATAGATCATCAGATAATTTGGATGACTATATTAGTATAAACCAAATGGTTGGTCTTGTTAAGCACAACTGTTTAGGTTTCGATGATAAAGAAAGACCATTGCTTAATGAAGATGCAAACAATAATATTTTTGAACAAGCAGCGGTTTGGATTCATAATGTTGGCCTAGCAAGATTAGCCGCTCAAGATTTGGTGGAGTGTGCTTGGGATTCTAAAAGTAATGAAATGATTTTCTGGGCCAAAGAAAAGAAAAAACCAAATGCTAAATCAAAATCTAGAAGAAAGAATAAGAAGTCTGAAGGATAAAATAGCAGACGCTAGAGACTATATTAGTTCTGATTTTTGTGTAAAATGTGTTGAAGTATATAAAGAAATAGCAACTTTGGAAAAACAATTATTGGATCTTCAAAATGAATGTGATAGATAGTCTGAAAGAACTAGAGATTCCAGATATTGCTAACTATTGTCATAGCACTAGTATACCAGCCAGTGTTGCTATGATTAATATAAATGGAGACTTTAATCTTAGCACAATGGTTCGTAATACTAACTTTTTTGGATTTAGAAGTGTTCATTATGTTGGCAAAAAGAAGTGGGATAAAAGAGGTAGCGTAGGAACACATAATTATACTCCTATGTATCACCATAAAGATGAAGAGTCTTTTCTGTCTCAGTGTTCTGGACGAACTCTTGTTGCAATAGAAAACAATATTCCAGAATATCGTGATAAAACAATCAATCTTTTTCACTACAAATTTTACAATACTCTTGAACCAATATTTATTTTTGGAGAAGAAAGCAAAGGATTATCAAATCTGATTTTAGATCGTGCTAATGTGATTTTGACCATTCCTCATTATGGTAGTGTACGTTCACTAAATGTGGGAACTACTAGTGGTATAGTTATGGGAGTATATAGGAATTTTATTGAATCTAATAAGACAGTTGACAATAAGTGTAAAAAGTGTACTATATAAAATAGGGGGCGTAACGGTATCGATTGGATATAGAAGATTATGTTAGCAAGTAGTGGTTGGTGGAAAGGCCACTATAAAAATCTACCAAATGCTTTAACTGGCACAAATCAGTTAGCACTTGCTGCCTGACAAAAAAGGGCAGTAACAGACTGCGATTGCGAATGAGGGTAGCGATCAAAAGTCTGTCGTCAAATCCCTCTGCACTTACAATATCCAACGGGTTGTAGGTTAAGAGAAGTTGGTAAGGTTGGATTAGTCTTGTTTATTCTGTAATCCAATTTAACTCATGAATAAAATAAACTTGTAGAAGATGTAATTAGAAATATCGCAAGAAATGGGTTCGACTCCCATCGCCTCCAATATGCCTAGAAAAATTTGTACTTATTGTGGTGAAAGAAAAAACCTTAAAAGTTTTCCTAAACACAGTATGTACAAAGATAATCTGGATAGTAGATGTAGAAAGTGTGTTAAAAAACATTCTAAGATACGAAGCGGACTACATAAAATAGCCCCACCAAAACCAGAATTTTGTGAACTTTGTGGAAAAGTTCCCTTCAAATGGTGTTTGGATCATGATCATTCTGATGATAGTTTTAGGGGTTGGATCTGCGAACCTTGCAATACTGGTCTTGGAAAACTAGGAGATAATTTAGATAGTGTTATAAAAGCCGTTAATTATCTAATAATGACAAGAGATAGAAAAAACAGATAATAGTGTATTATCTTATGGTCTTTTTGGAGGACTATAAGATGAAACTATTAAAAATCTTAGTAGGTTATATTCTATGCTTCTGTGCTAGTGGTGTTTTTGCAGGAACTATCGATCCTTCTACTCCAGATAACAGATATATAGAATATGGTAAAGATTTTAATTATGTTGTAAGTGTGTGCGGAAATAATCAGCAAGATATGATGTTTTGTGGATCTGCTGTGGCTATTGACGATAATCATTTTTTAACTGCGGCTCATGTTGTTAAAGACTGCAAAGTATGTTATATCACAGTTAAAGATAAAAAAATCCTGGCTAAGAAAGTGATAGTTCATAAAGATTATAGTGAAGAAACATTTGGTATTGCTGATATTGCTTTAGGTTATGTAGAAGAAAAAATAGGTTTAGATTTTTATCCAAAACTTTATACTTTATCGGACGAGGTTGGAAAAATTAGTTGCATATCTGGATATGGCTTAACTGGAACTTTTCATACTGGTGCAGTATTATCAGATCATAAAAAAAGAGCAGGATCTAACTTTATAGATTTTATAGATAGAGACTTATTAGTATGCACACCATCAACCAGAAGTAGTGATAGATATACGAGTTTAGAATTTTTAATAGCAAGCGGAGATAGTGGTGGCGGTTTATTTATAGATAATAAATTAGCCGGTATTAATTCTTGTTTAATGTGTGTTGGTAAAAAAAGTCCCAAATCTACTTATGGTGAGGAATCTGGTCATACAAGAGTATCAAAATTTGTGGAATGGATAAATGAACATAAAACAAAAGTGGACTGAACACTTAAAAGAAAATAATATCTCGTACAATGAACATTTTGTTTTCGCTATGTTTTATGGTGTTAACTGTTGCATAGCAGGGTTTTACTTGATTGTTCATGCTATTTTTCCATGTTTTTTCTTAACAGCTGGAAGCGATTTAGTCACTAAACTTAGTAAAACATTTAATAAATTTTAGAGAGTTATCTTGTCAAGACATTCTTCTTTACCGTTTCATTTATATGTTAAAGTAAATAATAAATATTTGGGAAATAATATGCCCAAAGGTTATACTAATTGTATTTGGCATGGAGTATTTGGCAGACTGAATCAGGTCTTATCTTGTCATGTTCTACTAGAAAGTGGAGCCAATTGGAGCGGACTACCTATTCATGCTATTTCAATCTCTGAAGATTTTTCATATGATTATCAACAATTAATGCCTTGGTCAACAATGGGAGAAAACATAGAAACCATTCATATGAAATACCTAGAAGGTATGAAATGTTTCACAAGACAAATTATTAAAGATTGTGCTGCTAGACATACTGGTATAGTAATTGATTGGACAGATGGTTTTAGTAGATATCCCCAAGAGCATAAACCTTTAAATCTAATAGAATTAAATAATGGACAATTTGCACTGTACCCTAATAATTATTTAGAGTTTGAGGACAAACATTTTGTGCTAGAATCTGCTAAAGAAAATTTAAGATTTTACAAAAGAGAAGAAAATGTATATTGGGGAAATTAAATGCTTATAGTAAAAACCAAACTAGATAAAAGTTCTATAGCAGGCATAGGACTATTTGCAGATCAAGATATATTAAAAGGTGAAGCTGTATGGAAAATGAATAGTCTTTCAGTATTAAAAATTACTCTAAATGAATATGATAATTTATCTCAAATAGAAAAAGACTTTATACAAGAAAAAGACTATTTCTGGACAGATGAGCATGGTAACTATATGATTCCGATTGATGATAGTAAATTTATTAATCATTCTTGCAATCCTAATATTATTGATTTAGACGACAATACTTGCATAGCATCTAAAGATATTAAGAGAGAAGAAGAACTAACTATAGACTATAAAACATTGGTTCCAAAAGAACAGTGGCAAAACTATTATCATAATTAAAGCGATAAAATAGGCTAGTTTTTTTTCAACATGAGCAAAGTATTCAAGAAACGATGCAACATTGACGATACTTGACAATAGGATTGGCGTATGGTAGAATACGCTGAACACACAGGAGACTATTTGGATGACTCACGATTTTGATTATGTTCAGAATATGGTAACTGCTCTCAGGAATACTAGTAGCACCAAAGATAAAGAAGATATTATTAAGATTAATTGTGGGATTTTTAATAATCCATCAGCGATATTTGCTAAGAAAATTCTTCTTTATACTTATCATCCGTTGTGGCAGTATAATGTTACCAGTGATAATCTCAAAAAGAAGAATTATCTTGTAGCAAGAAAGAACGAGTACAACAATTTTTTTGATTTGCTTGACGCTCTAAAGAGTCGTAAAATTACTGGGCATGATGCTATTGCTGCTGTGAACAGTTTTATCGAACACCATTCCGAACACGAAGAACTAATCCATTGCATTATCGACAAGGATTTGAAAACCCGTGCTGGTGACAAGATTATTAACAAGGCTATTCCTGACCATATTCCAGAATTTAGTGTTGCTCTGGCGGATAAATACGAACCTAAACTCGTAGATTGGAAGGACGGTTGGTATGTTTCCAGAAAAATTGACGGTGCTAGATGTATCACTATTGTTGATTCTAATGGTGATGCTACCTTCTATTCCCGCACGGGAAAAGAGTTTGATACTCTTGGTGTTGTCGCTGATGGCATTAAGGCTCTTGGCATTAGTGATGTAGTATTTGATGGTGAACTTTGTCTTGTTGATGATGAAGGTAATGAAGATTTTCAGGGGGTTATGAAACAACTAAAAAAGAAGGATCATACTATCCCCAATCCATCATATAAAATTTTTGATATGATTAGTCACGATGAATTTTATAGCAAGAAGGGGCGGTCGAACAAACCATATTCTATTCGTTATAATAATCTACTAGAAGTAATGAGAGAAAATACTTGTGTTTGTCTGAGTGTACTTGGTCAAGAACTCATTAAGGACGATAACCATTTTGCTGAGTGGACTGGTCGAGCCAATGAATACAATTGGGAGGGTTTGATGCTAAGAGCAAATGAGCCTTATAAGGGTAAAAGAAGCAAAGACTTACTCAAATATAAGAGTTTTTTTGATGATGAGTATGAAGTAGTAGATGTAGAAATGGGGCCATTTAGATATGTAAAGAATAATGCAGAATGTGAAGAGACTATGCTTAGTTGTGTAACTATTAAACATAAGAATCATAATGTCAGAGTTGGAAGCGGATTTAGTATTGAACAAAGACAGGACTTTTATAAAAATCCAAAAAAGATTCTTGGTAAGATTATCACAGTTCAGTATTTTAGCGAGAGCGAGAATCAAGATGGTGGCTTGAGTCTACGCTTTCCAACTTTTAAAGTTTTACACGGTTCTGCGAGAACTGTTTAAAGAAACGGGTCTTGACAAGACGATACCCGTAGTATAGAATCGTAGCATACACGCTTTTGGAGAAAACCTATGATTGTTGAGAATACTGTTATCCCCGCTCAGAATACTACTTTGGACAAGACTAAGGCTGATATTTTCTTTGAGAACTTTCCGCGAGAAAAGGTAGTTTCTTATAAGGAATATTGGGAAAGTGTTAAGCCTCAGAATGTTGACGAAATTTTTCGTCGTTATCTTTTTGCATATTGCAGCGTCCATACTACTTGGCAGGGAAATGTTAAGGGTTATAATGCTATCAAGAATTTTAGCGAATGGGTTGACAGTCAAGATACTCTGAGAGAAAAACTCCACAAGAGCGGAGTCGGTTTGCATAATAATCGCACAAAGTATATTTGGGATTTTTCTCAGAAATTTTGGGCTAATCCTAAAGATTTTTATCTTACAACCAAAAAGTATCACGTTAAGAAGCGTGATGCTATTGTAAATAAGATTAATGGTATTGGATTGGCTAAGGTTAGTTTTGCTCTTGAAATGATACACCCTAATGAGGCCAGAGTATTGTGTGGTGATGTTCATATGCTTCGTCTTTACGATATGGAGCATCTTAAATATAATAAGAGTAGGAGTGGCACAGATTCTTATAAAAAGGCTGAACGTCACTGGATGGTAAATTGTGGTAAGTTGAAGGTTCCTTCGTATATCGCTCGCTCTATTTATTGGGATAATATTCAAAAGAAAGATGACTCTCGTTATTGGTCATATGTACTGGAGAATTAGTTTATGAGTCAGAATGGAAAAGGAAGTAAACGTCGTCCCAAAAGTATTGACCAAAAAACCTGGGATAAAAACTATAAGCGAATTTTTGGTAAAAAAACAAAGAATAAAAAAGTATGATTTAAGACTAATTGATTTTTAACTAGTTTATAGTGTATTAAATAAATAGCAACGGAGAGAAAACTATGTCAATATATGATGAACTAGTTCATAAAGTACATAAGTTACACATATCTCTCACAGAGACTCAGGATCTACTATCTATTGTAGAAAAAGAAAATATTTGTCTCAAGAAACTAATTAGCCAATTCTCTAATAGCAATGAGATACTTGATAAGTGTATAGAAGTAAAGGATTACTAATGACAACTAAAAAAATATGGACTATACTAGCACTATTTATATGCACAATATATAACCAAAACGTTTGTTTAGCAAATGGAGCGGTTTCAAGACCTAACATTGGGTATGTGGAAGATTTTGACTTGGCGATGAGACTGTCAGAGGATACTAAACAGGATATATTATTAATTTTTTCTACTAGTTGGTGTGTTCATTGTAATTCACTAAAAAAAGACTTATCAAAACTGTCTAATTTAGACAACAAAATTATTTGTATTATTGATTCAGAAGAGAACACGACTTTAAGTAAAAAGTTTAAAGTAAAAACATATCCTACATCTTTTCTATTAGATTATACTGGCGAGTCTTTTCGCTATATAAAAGGATATGATTTGGATTCTTACAATCGCTGGCTAGGTCAATAAAAAAATCAAGTTTGGGTATTGACAAGTCCGATGCTAGTGCTATGATAGATGAACAAGGTGGAAGGGATTGGTCGCGTGACCAACTTTTACCAAGTAATTTGGATATTAATTGGAGGTTGATTATGAATAATGTAACTACGGTTGAAAAGCAGAAGCGTATTCGTTGCTCTGATGAGCAGTTTCTTGAGGCTGTTTTTTCGTCTAAGACGTATGCTGAAATTGCGTCTAAGACTGGTCAGAAGATTGCTAGTACGATGGCTAGATATGCTCGCACAAAGACAGTTCTGGCTAAGAAGGGCATTGAACTTCCTAGTATGGAACGTGCAAAGCCTATCAAGACAGTTGATAATGTCGAGGCTATGGCAGAGGTTGTTCGTCGTCTCAAGGCTCACGCCAACGGCTGAGAGACTTTAATTAAAAACCAAAACATTCCGACTACAGCAGTTTAAATGACAGAGGCACAAAATAATCAACCTCGAATCAAGAACTGTTGTAGTTGGGTGTTTTATGGGAGTGTAGTCCAATGGCAGAGACAACGGACTTATTAAATTGAGTGCATAAGGAGAAATCTTTATAGTAGAACCTGTCAAATTCGGTGAAGGCTTTAAAATGCTAATACCGAGCCAAGCATAGAAATATGAAGGTGTAGAGACTTGATGGCAGGAACCTAAAACGAAAGTTATGGTTAAGGTAAAGTCCAGACCACAAACAGAAATGGTAGTGAAAACTATAGTGGTAAGAAAATCCGTCCAGTGTGGGTTCGACTCCCACCGCTCCTATTATTTTTAATTTAAGGATAATGAACTATGAATCCCAACTCAAACCCTTTAGACTATCTTATTCAGTGTTGTGAGGATGCTTCTAATACTGGACATTGGAAATTAACTAAGTTTAATATTCTTAATGCCAAGGATGAACTGAAAAGATTGCGTCAAAAACTAGCAGACTCTTATCAAGAACTATTTAACTGTAATCAGGATTTGGTTGAAGAAACCAATACAAACTTTGACTATAAAGAGGTTGCCTGGGCGAGAATTAATGAAAAGGGCGACCTTTTTGATCTGAGACTGCAAAAAAATCCACATCTTGATCCTAACACAATTATTCCTCTCTATAGGTTAGACAATGGTAGCAATTCCTAGTAGGTTTTATAGAGGCATCGTTGAAAGTAAACCAGATTTCCCACATCCTAATTTTAGATTTATTCTAGTTGATACTGTAAAAGAAATTCAGGATGAAAACGGAAATTGGTATACTGATTCTTTTGAGTTCTATGAAGATTATCTGCTTCATAATTATGAACTTAGCGATGTATTTTATGGGGTATATGCTTCGTATCATATTGACGATGTAAGGTCTGGATTAAAAATTACAGAAACAGAAAGTTTATCTCAAGCAATAAATATTGCTCAAGAAATTATGGGTAATACCATAGAAGAAGCCAAAGTAAATTTGTCATGATAAATAAAACTTATCAGATAGATTATAGTGATTGGTTTGACGAGGGAGGATATTGTCAAGTTTATCCTATTAAAAATAATCCCAAATTAGTGTTTAAAGAATTTTATAACAAAAAACGAGCAATCAAAGCACTAAGCAATCAAAAGAAATTAGCAAAGTTTGATTTGGCTCCAGAAGTTTATACTTCAGTTTGTAAACTAAAGTTTGCCAAAGATGAAAATGTGCTATATCATCCTGTTAGCGATTGGGGATATGTTACAGAGTTTGCTAAAACTTTTAAGGCAAATACTGGTATTAGTATGATGCAGATTCAGAGTCTAGTTGATGATATTCTTAAAAAAACTGGTCTTAAATTTTGGGATTGTCATTGGTATAATATCGGTATGGTTAAAAGAAATAATAAAAAGCACATTGTTTGTATAGATACTGGGAGTGAAAGTTTTGAGGGTCACTCTAATGCCTGGGGATATTCTACTCCTGGGCCGAAATGTTGCTATTGTAGAAAATATCAATGTAACTGTGGATAGTATTTTACTATGTTAGATATAATTGCAAATAGAATTATTCTATCCTTAAAAATGTATCTGGTTGAG